CTCTTGAATGTACCGTTTTTATAATTTTGTAAAGATTATGTAAAAACAAAGATAGTGCCATCATTCGCTAACTACATTATAGAACATAGTAACGAACTGACGTTGTAGTCCTACATAAGTTCAAGAATTCCAAAATAAAGAAAAGCTTATTAATCTATTTTAGACCAATCTATAGATGAAGCAATACGAGTCTAAAATATATTATAACCTTTCGTAAAAAAGGATGAGCCAATGTTTAACGTTGATGAATCTAAAGTCAAGTCTCGTATAGTATGGAATCCAACGCCATTCATGAAGTTATTTGCTGGTTACATAAACTTTATATTAATAGAGTGTTTAAAATAAACTTGTCCATAGTTCATCCATGGCAAAAGTATGCGTAAACTAGAGAAATACATTTAATATAAATGTTAAAATTTAAGGAACTTCAATTTTATTTCATTAGATGGCTCTAATCATGACTCATCACAAACAGCTGATTTTATAAGAAATGTAGATAATGTAGTGATTAATGATCTATTTAACTTAATTTTATCATAATAAGAATCTAACATAAATTACATTATTTAAGTTTCTAAATTAATGTAATAAACTTCCTAAAAATTTCATTTTGCGATAGATAAATCGATTCGTTACTACATTCAAGGAATTTTATAAGGTACAGTAACCTCTGGACAACCTACACGTACAACATTTGGTAATTCGTTGCGAGTATAATGCTATCACGAATATATAAAGCACTATTCAAAAAATTCGTTACATTTTTAATACTTTATATCAGGAGATGATACATTAGTATTACTCGAACAAAATTAAACTGAACGATACCTATAAGTCTTAGGACAATTGTTTTACATAGGGGACAATAAAGAAGCGATTGAACACGGCCTAGGTTACAAAATCAAGGAGATGTATATATCTTAATATATTGGACATTTTCTTTCAAAGATCATAATTAATGACGGCAGTAGGATTTCCGTTATTAAAAGAGCCGATCGTATTGCTTCTCAAGGTAATATTACAACAAAGTTCAAGAATGTTACTCTAAATGATTTCTTATATTCAACATAGATTGCTAATCATTATGAAGCTAGGAATGTTACCGGGTATGATTTATATATCTAAATGAGATAGAAAATTTTAAATGAAATTTTACCCGCTTTCATGTAAACTGGCAAATGAATATAAGATAGAGACTTCACTTTTAAGAAAGCTATTGTAGATGAAGGATACTGTCCAGTAAAGTCCGATTTTTACCATCATTTAAGTTCAATGCCGTAGAACGAAATAATGAATGGACAATAATTATCCATGTTGGAATATAAAGATAAGAATGATAAAGTAGTAAATGGAATTAAGGACTTGCCTACTGTAACATTTTGCGATAATAGAGATAAACAATGTGGAATTATGTTCTACATATAAGAGCCACACATAAGTTTAGGTACCTTATGTGTTTCATTGGAAAATGAATTGACAAAACCTATGCAGCGTATGGAGGGTGGTAACCCCTACGCTAAAGATAAAACCCTTAATTATCTCAAAATGGAATCAACAATCATGGAAAAGATCGCTAAGCTTGAACAATAGTTCAATAACAGGGGACAAATCGATATTCCTTAGGGAACATCTGGTCTCGTTAATAAATCAGAAATTTAGAAAAGAGTCACAGCCTATAAAGCTAATAAGAATATGGCTCAAAAAATTAGAGCATTGGAGAAATAGGTCACTGAATTTCACCAAGCATTAAAATAGAGAAGTGATAATAGAACAAGTCATGCGTATGAGGATCTAGTATCACTTTATAAAGATGGTGATTCATAAGTAAAGGAAAATTTACGACAACTTTAAGAAAATATTGAGCCTTTAACGAACATAAGAAGTAGACATTTAAAAGAATTTGGACTCAATTACAGTGACAAATTAGCCGATTCAAGAAACGCCAATGATCTATTAATGTAATATGGCGCTATTAAATTGGAAAAGGATCCAGCAAATTACTCGGAGTTCTTAA